AATGAACCCAGTTTTTGCATAAGTATGCAAAAGAAACGAATTGTAGCATAAGAAGCAGTTGCGTCCATCTCAGTGACATCATTACAAAAAACCTTCTTTCCTCTCATAAATTTATAAAAATGTGAATCAGAGTATTGTTGAGTTATTCCATCAGTGCACAAAAATAAAAACTCTGGTCGAACAAAATTTTTAAGAAGATAATTCATTGTCCGTGCAAACAAACCATAATAAAGTGAATAGAGACTATGGAAAGAGTTAACAGACTGACCAGCTTTAATCTTATCAAATGCAGGTTTACCAAATGCGTTTTCCAATTTTTTTTGTGTCTTAACCAAGAAGGTCGTTGAATTAGGTGCACTATTAACAAAATCTTTTATGTCAATACGTGAAATGCCACCTTGTTTCTGCGTTTGCTTAACAAAAAAGGAAAGCCAAGCATGAACAACAACATCTTCTTGTGTGGAAGCACCTAATGGATTATCACTAATTCTGATTGTCTTAAAGGCACGGTCAGCAACAGAATCTATGCTCTCAACAACATTATGAACAGTACCGTAAACTCGACGCATCTGTTTAATAAAACCAGAAATGGTGTCAGCTTTCGGTTGATTAAAACGCAATAAAAGTGTGACACTGTTCCAATAAGCAGATGATGATTTGTGTTCAATACCATACTGCATTGATGTGAACGCAAGTTTCTTTTTTAAAACAGGTGCATGAGCAAGATGTTGTATGGGAATTTGAATGTTTGAATGATTTCTTTTGGTGTAATTGGAAACATCGATGTTGCGATTAAGGAATTTAAAATGTCCACAAATTTTAGGTTGAAAAACATTAGCCAATATGCAAGAGAGATTTAAAATGGTGTATCTAGAAAAGGGTGAAGCATGAAAATATGTATACTGAGCAAGATGTAAATTAGTAGGATCAGGCACAACTTTCAAAACTTTAGATGTGTTTAAACCAGTAGCACCAAAATTACCATTATTATCACCATCGCGTATAAAAGCACCATCAGTTTCAACAATCTTCGCACCGACTAATTTCGTCTTATCTCGCAATGTATTTTCTCTAAGATCAACGGAATTTTTATAAGCAAGGTAAAATGTTTGTTCGGAGTAAAAATCATGTGTTCTGCAAAACCTTGAAATAGCAAAGCGCTCTTCTCTCGAAAATCTCA